CGATTTCGTCGAGCACGGCGTCGACGTCACCGGACTCAACAGTGTTGACGCGGTCTTCGTAGCCGTCGTGGTCGTCGAACCACGCGTCTTCGTCGAACGCGACATCATCACCAGCGCCTTCCGTCTCGGTTTCATCGGCCGCTGGGGCGGCGTCGCGCTCGTCGATGCGATCGCCGAAGTTCCGGAGTTCCGCGTCGGTCGGCTGGAACACTTCACCCGGCTTGACCACTTCGCCGGCCTGCTTGCGTGTGAGTGGCCGCGGGCCGTCCCAGATGTACGGAGGCATGGGCGATCAGCCCCGTTAGCTCTGGAGGTCCGTGTAGTGGTTAATGCCAGAGCGACCGTTGCGGGTGGACTTGAGTCGCGGGACACGGCAGGCCAGCGACTTGAAGCGCGTGGCGAAGCCGCCCTCAATGTCCCACGACTGCGTGGTCGGCGCCTGGGCGTCGGCGAGGTCGACGACATCCGGCGACTGGATGACCATGACGGCCTCCGAGCTGCCGAGCGCGCCGGCGTGGCGCAGATCCAGGTACGGGTAGTCCTGCTCGATCCGCATTCGCAGGTTCATGTTGCCGTCGCCTTCGGGATCGGACTGGCGGGTGACGTTGCCCCACAGCGCAGTGGGGATGTACAGCCACGCACCCATCTCCTCGGCCATGTACCCCTCGTTGGAGTTCGACCCCTGCTGCTCAACGTCGGCAATCATGTCGCGCACGTCGTCGATGACGTTCTGCGCGCTGGCCGTCCAGTCCCGGCCGCTGGTGGTCAGGCGGTCGGTGTAGTTGGTGTAGCCGTTGAGGTCGAAGTCGCCGTTCTTCGTCTGCAGCGTCGGCCCGAAGCCGTTGAAGACGAGGTCTTCGAGGTCGCGGCGCAGGGCGCTACCAGCTTTCCGGGCGTCGCTGGTGTTCAGCGACTCGCCGAAGTTCTGGCTGTTGATCTGTTCGCGCTCGGAAATTTCCCAGTCGACGTGGCTGATCGGCAGCGGGACGCCGTTGATTTCGGTGACTGTCCGATCCTCGGTGGAGACGCTCCGGCCGTCCATCGACCGCTCGACGTCGGACTGGTCGAACTTGTTTTCGGACTGCCAGACGCTGACCAGCCGGGCGAGGCTGGTGTCGTGGACGAACCCAGCGTTGATGAGGTCGTCGACCGCCGTCAGGCGGAATGACGTCTCCTCGACCATCATGTCGTCGCGGTCTTCCCACTCGTCGAACTCCAGCGTCTGCGCGTTGCTGGTGGTGTTCGCCGAGGGTGTCCGCAGCCCCTGCATGAAGGCCTTGTCGATTTCGCTCCACTGGTCGGGCTCAAGTCCGGACTGCGCTCGGATCTGGGCCCATGCCTGTTCCTGTGCGCGGCCGTTGTTGTACAGCGCCGTCGCATGCTGCTTGGTCGGTGGTGAAAAGTTCGCCGTGAGCTGTCGCTGTGCCTGCATCGTTAGAGCACCTCCACGTGGATCCGCTCGACGCTACCAGCCGCCGCGCTGGAGTTGTCGACCGCCTCAAGGGCGATCGCCACTTCGGCGCCGCTGGTCGTCGCCTGCTTCAGAACGCCGGTCTCGCCGTTTTCGTTCGTGATCGCCAGCTTGTCGCCAGCGCTGATGTTTGCCTCCGACGCCGTCGCCAGGTCGCCGCCAGCCGCCAGGCGGGCGTTGTCGAACGTGTCGCCGCTGCGACCGACCCGGTACTGGACGTGGTCGCCGTCGTTGTACGTCTCGTTGATGGGGTCGGTGCTGGCGTCAGTCGGCACCAGCGGCTCCATCGCGATGCGGAACGTTGCGCCGGTCGGCTCGTTCGTGTCGTACTCTTCGACGGTCAGCGGGCCGGTGCCGGAGTAGTCCAGCAGCCGACCGGGCTCGACGCTGCCGTCAGCCTGTGCTTCCTTGTGCGCGACGTCCTCGTACTGCTTGCCCTGGATGGACTCCGTCATCAGTCAAGCACCCCCGGGCTGTAGTCCTCGGCGTTGCCCGTCTCGCTCTGTGCGGCGACGTCCGGGGAACTTGCCCCCGGCAGTTCGATGCCAGCGTCGAGGCTGCGCTCGATGCGGCTCAGAACGCTGTCCGGCGTTTTCATCAGGTCGTCGCGGTCGTCCTCGCCGTGCTCGGCGCTGTTGGCGACGATCGTGTCGACGCGCTCGGCCTTCTGCTGGCGCTCGCGGTTGGCGGCGACGCGCTCCTCAACTTCGGACGTGATGAGCGACTCAAGTTCGTCTTTGTCGACAACGACGACCTGGTCGGCGTCAGTCCCGATGTCAGTCTCGTCAGTCTCGTCAGTCACGGTTTCGGTCTCGTCATCCTCAGTGTCTGTTTCGTCGTCGGCGTCCGCCTCGTCAGCGTCCGGCCCCTCGTCTGCGTTGCCAACGACGTGGCTGTGCGTGGTCTCCAGGCAGGTGTCGCCCATGCCGTCGAGCGACTCCCGCTGGATCTCGCTGTTCTCGGTGATCTCAGTGATGAGTGTGTCTCGGTCCATTGTGGACTCCTCAAAAGTCTCCGCAGGGGTGTCCGCCTCGCCGGCGGTTGCCGCCCCCGTCGTTTGCTCACTGTTCGCCGACGCCTCGTCGTCGTCCTCGGCAGCGTCGTCGCCCGTCACTGCTGGCGGAAGTGACAACTCATCGGTGTCCAGCGTCGGGTGCTGCTCGGGTGCGTCTGGCCGGCGCTCAATGAGCGACGCCAAGACGTTCGCGACGGCGTCGGCCCATGTACCGCTGTCCTCGCCCGTCTCCACGCTGGAGGGTGTCGTGCCGGGGTCATCGGGGGTGTGGGCGGCGTTGAGCGTCAGGCCGACACCGTTCGCGGTCGCCAGGTCGGCGTGGACACCACAGCCGTCCTCGACGGAGCACTGACCGTCCTGATTCGGCAGGACAGCCAGCGAATCCGGCGCGACGATCGCCTCAGCCTTGGCCCGGTGCTCGCCATCGTACTCACCAGGCGGCAGCTCGGCGCCGACGTACTGCGTGCTGACATCCAGCGGGTCGCCGGTTTCCATCGCGTTGACGACACCGGTCGCCTCGCCGCCCATGCGCTCGGCTTGATCGGCATTGATGGCGACGTCAGCCCGGATGGCTTCGCCGTCGAAGCTGGGGTTCTCAACGTGCCCCAACCCCAGCGTGTCCTGCACCTGATCGTTGGCCGCCAGCACGGGCTGGCCGCGGGGCTCACTGGGGTCATACCAGGAGAACTCCGGCAGGTTGCGCGGGTGGTTGAGCGTCACCGCGACGCCCGACCAGCCCGTCTCGCCGTGGGTGTTCTGCTGGGACAGCGAACGCTGAATCGCGTCTTCGGGGACGTAGCCGTTCGACAGGACTTGCGGCCGAATGATGGCGACGTCCTCGGCGATCAGCCAGCGGTCGCCGCCCCGCTGCTCTTCGCGTACTGTCGTCTCTTGGTTGATCGTGGTGTGCATAGCTACTGTGGGTAACCGCTCACAACTGGATCCGCTCGCCGGCCTGCAAGCGCTGAATCTGGTCCATCGTAAGGTCAGACTCGAAGACGGCTGCCAGCGTACAGCGGCACTGCGTGAACTCCGCGACCGGCAGCGACGGATCGCCCGGGTGCTGCGCCCGGAAGCCGCCGACGATGAACGGCTGGTCGACCGCGACGACCTGGCCGTCCGCTGCCTCGTGGGTCTCGCGCTGGCGGCCGTCCAGCGTCGTGACCCAGCGCTTGGCGATCGCCGAGGAGTCCTGCAACGCCGAGTGGTTACCGGCGTTCGCCGGCGCGACGGTGTTGTCCCGGGCAAGCTGATCGGCCTTCCAGTCGGTCAGCCGACCGTCGACGAACTCCTCCTGAAACTGGTCGGCGATGTCGTCCGAACTTAGCCCCTCCTCGGCAGCGCCCCGGAGGTAGTTCGTGATGTCCTCCTCAAGTGTGTCCGCGACCTCGTCGGAGACGGTGGTCTTCCACTCGTCGAGCTGATCGATCGTCGACTGTGGGAGGACGTCGAACCGGATGTCTAACTCGTTGCGCCGCGCCGCCAGCGCACGGCCGGCTTTGGCGGACTCCCGGCTGTGCTCGCGGAACAGCGCCTGAATGTCGGCCGTGTACTCGCCGACAGTGGGCGAAACCTCCGACCGGATGGCCTCGATTGAAGTGAGCGTCGTGGCGTTGTTCCGGACGGCCTCCTCGAGGTCGGCGGCCAGCGGCTCAATGGCATCCACCCAGCGCTCGGTGAACGACCGGACGGCGCGCTCAACTTCTGGAGCGAGGTTGGCCGTCGTGTGGACGTGGGTGTGCATCAGTCGTCAGCTTCTTGCCCGCGCTGGATGCGAGCATCTGTCCGGCCCGCTGCAGTGCCGGTCTCAGCGGCTTCGGTGACGGCATCACGCACGGCACTGACGGCGTTGGCTGCCGGGGCGCCCGCGCCGCCACCGCCGCCGACTATCGCCTGGAACTCGGCAATCGGCATACTGCCGATCTCGCCGCCTTGCGGCTCAAGGCCCAGCTCTTCGCGCACCTCGTCGACCAACATGGCGCCCGACAGCCGACCGGCGCGGATCCGGATGTCAGCCAGTTCGGCCTGTTCTTTCTCAGACATGACCCGCAGCGCCGGCCACTGGATGCCGACGTGGTCATCTTCTGGCTCACTGACGATGCCGTATTCCTGCAGCCAGTCGAGCATCGGCCGGACGATGTGGGGGTTGCAGTACTCCGTCCGCCGCTCCTCGATCATCCCGAAGTACGCCTGCGTGTCCTCCGATGCACTCGCGAGGGCGCCCGCAGGATCACCTTCGAAGACGCGCTTTGGAATGTTCGTCGCCGAGGCCAACGCGGAGAGGTGCGGCTCGAAGATGCGGCGGACGTCGGCGATGTCGCCGCCGAGTTCCTGGACGTCGCCGACCGTCCGGAAGTACCACTGCAGGCCGTGGTGCCAGTCCTGCATCTCCTCTTCCATGTCCGACATGAAGTCGCCGCCGGGATCGACGTTGACGTCCTCGGGGTCGAAGGTGAGCGCAAGCCCCTTCTCGGCGCCGCGGTAGGCCATTTCGGCGACCGACCCCATCGTCTTCTCGATGTCACGGAGTGTGTTGAACACGGGCTCGAGGCGCGGGCGGCCGAAGAAGTCGTCGTCGAGCAGCCGCGTCGCCGGCGCCGCGATCGTGCGCGACCAGTGGACCTCGTAGGCCCGGTCGGACTTTGAGGAGTCAGTATCGGCTTCCGGTGCGAAGTCGATGGTGTACTGAACCGGCCGGCCCCACCGACCACTACCGGCCTCCTTGATCGTGCCCCACTCGATGTCGTCGATGCTCACCTCGCTGAAGACCTTGACTTGGTTGATCATGTCCAGGCCGTCGCCGTCGGCGGCGCTGGGATCAAACTCAGCCTCCAAGTCGTCGGGGCCGTCCAGATCCGACGTGACGAAGACGAGCACGCCGTAGCGGCCGATGCCCGCCAGCCGGTCGAGTCGTTCGGCGTAGGACCAGAGGTCGTGTTCACGCGCCGCCCGGACAACGTCTTCCTCAAAGTCGGTCTCGTCGTCCTCCCCCTCGTCGATGATCTCCGGATCGTCACGCCAGCTGGTGAACGCCGGCCGGTCGACGACGGGCTTGGCGAACGGGTTGCGAGTGTAGGCGGCGTAGTACTGCTCGGCGTCGATGCCACCCACTGACGGCCAGTCGAACGTGTCGTAGTATTGCCGTTCGTCGTACAGCGACTGCCCGAGATGCGCGGCGATGGACTGCCGCAGTTCGACCTCAGTGGCGTTGGCCGTTGGGACCGTGACCGTCTCCGTCGTCTGGTCGCCGCTGTTGCTGCTGACGAACTGTCCGGTTGTGGGGTCGCGGGGTGGCGTATCTGCCATGTTACCACGACTCCTCCCAGTTCAGCGTGAGGGCGTTGATGGTGCCGCCGGTCCC